AGCAGTGACTGCTCTGTGCCGTACCTTTTTTCAAATCTGTTTTTGCTAGGGTGTCTCGATGTGAATAGCGCATTGTCAGAACCTTCTCGGTGATGTTGATAGCAAAGCGGAATGGACTGTAAGTGACAGCCCTCCTTAACCTTGCCGTTTAAATGGTGTATCTCTGGTGGACTAGACACTCCCATATCTCTAAAGCAAATGACGCAACCCATATCTGTGATTGCAGCCATCCACCTCCTCTCTTCCGCTGTGGCGGTTCTACTCTTCACTAATTCGTGGCTTATCAGAAACCGTTCCATAGCCGTGTAGGTAGTCCACCGAAACATCGAAGTAGTTTGCAATCTTTCGAGTCACTTCATAGCTCGGCGATTTGGTCTTGCCGTTTATGAATCGATGAATTGTTGGCTGTGGAACCCCAGTACTTTTACTCAGCTCGGTTTGGCTCAGTCTAAAGTCGCTCATTAGTCGTTCTAAGTTATTCATTGATGCCTCGGATTAATCTGTGTTGTAGATTCGGTTTTTTTCAAAGCGTTGTGTCGCCATCTGCGACTGCCAGATCTTGAACTCCATTTCGCAGGCCATCAGATCAGCTTTAGCTGCGGCCAACTGCCCTTTAGCAATACCCCGATCAAGCCGAGCCTGCACAACGGCTGGGTCTTCATCAGCGCACCGCTCTTGAGCAGCATTAGTCTTATGTCCGCGCATCTCGGCAATCACTTTTTGTTGGGCAACCATCATCTTTTCTTCGGCATCACTTTTTGCTATCGCCCGCTCGGCTAAAGATATCTGGTGTCCTGCTGCCCGCACGTTCTGTGCAAAGTTTTCTGTCTCTTGCATTCCTACATTCCTCTATTTTGAGTAATCAATATATTGTTTTGCTTTGGAGCCTCGACGCTCTTTAAACTGCATGGCATCGACATCAAACTCAAAGCCGATCTTGCCCTCGTACTGACCGTTGCGGTTTTTTAAAACTTCAAGGTATGAGTCCCATTGCTTGGCGTACTTCTCGTCAACCTCTTCCATTAGAATCTCAGCCTGAGCCACCGCCTCCTGCTTGCGCTTGTTCTTGAATATTGCGATGAAGCCGTCAGCCAAGTCTGTAATCGAGCCGGAACCCTTAATGTCATATTTGTTTGGGGCGGTCATCTCTGACTCACCCTTGCGGACATGCGTCACTAGAAAAATGGTCACGGGGAATGCCATCTTGAAGTTGACGAGCTGCTCAATGAACTTTTGCTGACCCTCATAATCGTCCTGCCTGACCATGTTTGTCAGAGAGTCGATAACGAATACGTTAATCCCGTAACGGCGATAGGCGTACTCGAAACACTCCATCAGATCTTTAGGCTTCGGGGTAAGCTTATCTACGAACAACCAAAGGTTGGGTGCCAGCCAATCAAGCAATGCTTTGCGGTACGGTTTAGGGGGAGAAACAACACCGCCAGCCTGCTTCATCATTCGACCCAGTGTGGCGCGTGGCGGCATCTCCATCGACGCGATCAATACTTTCTGACCCTGCTCCACTGCATTCAAGCAGAGCTGACCAAGCCACAGGCTCTTGCCGTGTCCGTTAATACCCGCAACACCCCATAATTCTTGGGGTCTGAATCGAATATCTTCTTCATCTAACTTGGCCCAGCCGGAGCCAAACCCTGAGGTATCTTCATCGGCGCTAAAGAATTGATCCAAATCATCTTCAAATTCCATAACGGATCGCAGCGTGGTCGGGTCTTTCCAGACAGCTTCTTCGTAGGCCATAGCCAATATGGCACGGGCATCTGCGTAGGACTGTTTACCACCTTGCAACATCTCATTGATGTCTTTGTTAGGGAGGTTGATTCGGATACAGCGATCACCCAGCCGAGACATGATCTCTGCTGCTGCCAGCTCGCCCTGCTCATCCATATCCGTGGCGATAAGGATGCGCTCGAACCTAGCTAAATTGTCGTATTCATTTTCAATCCACTTGGTCTGCTTTGCTCCCTTGCCTCCACCGAACGGAACGCTCAGTGCGGGGTAGCCCAGCTCACTGCATGCAATGGCATCCCATTCGCCCTCAACGAGCCACACTTCTCTGGCATCGGCAGGCATAACATTCCAGCCAAAAAGTATCGGCTTCAGGTCTTTCTGGGTGGCAGGGTTGCCGTCATGGTTCATCGGCTTGGTCTTAAGAAATACCATCTCACCTGTTACATCGTGATATGGAAATACAACGTCCGAACCTCTATGACTAATCGTCTCGTAGATCCTCCATTTAAAGCATATCTCCCCGACATCCCTAAACCCTCTGCTTTCCATGTAGATATGCAAATTGGGTGACATCTCTGCCTGCTCAGGAGGTTGAGGTTTTTGGTAGGTCTTTTTTTCCGCTGATTTAAATTTTTGCGATGGCTGGGTGTCCCTGACGTTGCATCGCTTCTTGGCCCAGTCCATTGCCTCAACAAGGGTTAAGCCCTGACAATGCATGATTAGGTCGAGCATGTCTCCGCCTTCGCCAGTCGCGAAGTCCATGTACTTACCGGACTGCTCACCGTGCAGGTAGACCGACATTGACCTGCCCTTTTCACCCGATATCGATCCAACCTTGTAACAGCCTGATTCAATCTTGCCCTCAGGATAAAGCTCGGCACAAATGCCCGTTGCCTGATCCCCCAGTGCCTGCACTAATTCTCTGATCTCCATTATTTGATCGCCCCTAATATGTCATCGTTTCGTTTTTTGTTTTTGAACTGCTGAATAGCACTCCAGTCAGGATCGCCAATACGCTGCCATGTCCCTCGGGCGATGGCGTAAGACACCAGCTCCCCAATATCAAAGCCAGCCTTAACCATGATCTCGAAGTCTTTCGTTTGTCGAGTGATAGCCACCTGAGAAGGTGCCCGATTGTTCTTCTGCTTATGCTCCCACCATGACAGCCAAGACTGTTTCGGAACCCCCGAAGGGAGTGAGCCGCTTAGTTGTTCTTTCCAATTTAGTTTTTCTTTACTATTGTTTTTCTTAGCTATAGTTGTTCTTTGGTCGCAATTTTTGTGATCTTGGTTTTCGCGATCTTGATTTGTAAGATCTTGGTTTTTGCGATCTTGGTTTTTGCGATCTAGGGTGTCATATACCAGCCAGTCCCACGTTGTCTTGCCTTCGGCATCTCTGCCGTTGACGCGCTCGATGTAGCCCGCAGCACTCAGTTGATTGGTAATATTGGTGACCTTTCCGGTACTGATGCCAAAGACTTTAGCGAGCTGACGGTTGCTGACTGTCCACTCAGCGGCGTGGGACAATAGATAGCAAAGAACCCCTAACGAATCAGGCTTTAATCCATCGGCTCTTTCATATACACTGCCGCCCCCACGAAGTAGGGCGTTCGGTATTTTGGTGTAAGTCGTGTCTTCAAATGAAGCTCTTCTAAATATCATCAATACTATCCATAGGTCTTGTTGTTAATCTATTGGTGTAGTATCTATGCTTCAAGCGTTATATGCAAACGAATAGCTGCAATTCTATTCATTAGTTGCAAATTAAAATCAGTAGGTGTATAAAGCTCCTACGGCAAGCACCATTATGGTGCGCTTGTATAATTTATCAAAGTAGGTGAGGAGTCGTTTATATGCACAATCAAATAACAAAAGAGCAGCGGTCTGTAATCTTTAACCGCCTAATAGAGAAGGCCGGAGTGCCGACTTGGGGCCGAGCAACAAGGTTAAGTGAGGCCTGTAACATATCGCCTGCTACAGCAGCGGGCTGGCTGACAGGCAGTCTGCCTCGCGATTCAGTAGCCCTGCTGCTGTGTGCGGACAAGTTTAATTTCGATGTGTACGAATGGGTGGATGGTATTTCTCGCGGCAAGGGGGTCAATATCCCTAAGCTACAAGGCGCGATCATGCGCCTGCGGCGGCACGAGCTGGATCACAACTTGACCCTAGAGCCTGAGCCGTTTTCAACGGTCTGCGTGATGCTCTACGAGGATGAAGAGAAAGCTGAATTCCTGCTTAAAAACATGAAGCTTCTCCAGCCCTAAAAGAAAAAATATGCTTTAAAATCATAAGCTTAATGACCAAATGTCATTGGGCTTTTTGTGTGCGTCTCAGTATAATTGCGCCTCACAAACATTGAGGCTTATATGCTAGTTACTTACATGATTATTGTTTTTATTTCCGGCCTAACCCTGATTGCTGCGGACGATCTTTCGTAATAACTCCCCTTTTTAAGACCCCCTCCTATTATAAAAGCTCATGGCTTTAAAGAAGTTCAACTTTAAGTGCTATTCACTATCGATTAATTGACATAACCTGTGCTACATTAACTTTGTTGGTCGCCCTGCGGCCAGCATTTACCCTTACTCTCATGGCACTGCTGAGATTAAGTATAACTATTTGCATACCATCTATTGTTTATATCTATTAACGCATGCATAATAACTTCGTTCACTACCGAATATGGAGTTATGATGCAGGTCGAAACAAGAAAACAAGTTTGGGATACGCTAAGTTCTACTGATTATTCTAACCATGTCATGACGGATGAGGACGGCATTCAGATAATTCAAGTGATGTCTGCGCACACACTTATGATGTCGGCTTACCCAGAATACACCTACGAGTATCTGCAAGACGCCGCTGGCCGCGATCTTCATTACCTTGAAGATGGGACTGCTGAAGTCAGAATGATTATGACGGTGGCAGGCAATGCCAAAACGGTTAGTCTTCCAATCCACCGCAACACCCAAGCCATCAAAAACCCGTCAAGCTGGGATCTCAATACCGCCAAGCAGCGGTTGCGCGTCCGTGCCATGGGTGAGTTTGGGTTGGCCCATGTGCTTTGGATTAGAGATCAACCCGCTCCTGAGCCAGTTTATCTGGGTGAAGACACGCCGACTGTGGCTGCTAGTGATACCTCGATGGCTGAAGATTACTGGCTTGAAGCGGATCTTGATTCGTGCGCAAACCTGCGGGCTTTAGAGCGCCGTCACAACCGTTACCTAAACGCACTTAGAACCAGCAAGATTGAAGCAGACCCGTTTGCTGAAGCTTATGAAAGCTTGAAGGCGATCAAATGTGAGCTTTGGGAGTCTGCGGCATGAGTGCTGAAACCCAAGGATCCCTTGAGTGGCATGAGGCTCGGAGGCTTCCTGAACCTGCGTCTGCAATTGCTGCACTCACAGGTGATCACCCTTACCTCACCATTCCAAAGTACATCCGACAGCGTGTGCGCCAGTTGGCGAGAGCGGAGTCTGAGTTTGTAATGGTGCCTGCGGTTGAGCATGGTCAGAACATGGAAGACACGGCGCGTAAGTTTCTTGAGAAGCTTAACGGCTACACGATTCGCGAGACGGGTTCCATCGTTCATCCTGAGTATGACTTTATCCAAGCCTCGGCTGACGGCCTTATAGGGTTGGATGGGTGTGCTGAGTTCAAGTGTCCCTACCCTTTCTACACCAAGAAGCCTTACAGCATCTTCGAGAAGAAGCGAAGCATGTACCTGATCCAAGTGTATATGCAGATGGAATGCCTCGATGTGGATTACTGCGACTTCTTGTGCTACCTCGCCAAAACTAAATCGGCAGAGCCTCAGTACGTTTATGAACGTGTTCAGCGCCCCGACGATTTTTTAGGTGAGCTACTGGACGGCAAGTTACTGCCGACACCTTCAAAAGGTACGGTCTCTAGAATTGACCTGTACAGAGAGTGGCATGAATTTATTCTCGCCGAGTACGAAGATGAAGGACGGCGCAAGAAGCATGTGCAGCCGCTGGATAAAGCAAAGCCGGTTAACAATGATACAGACCTTGATCTTCTCACAGAGACACAGGTAAAAATCGACAGCTTGGTTGAGAAGATGGGTGAAGACCTAATCAATCTCGACGAACTGAAGAAGTCGTCGGATGACATTAAAAAAGTCTTAGGCGCACGTTACAAAGAATCAATTTCAAACGGGAAAACCTTGGTTAAGGTGATCCATAAAACCGCATCAGTTGACTACCGCAAAGCGTTTAATCACCTCAATGGCGAGCAGATATTGCTTGATCAGGATGAGAGTATTGATGACTTTAAGCGCGAGTCAGGAATGATGCAAATACAAGTAATCAACGAGGCAGGAATATGACACAGAGTTTTGAAGTACAAGGCGGAAACGGACGGTTATACCGTTTAAATGCCGAAGAAAAGGACAAAGAGCTGGCACGATTGGCCGGATTAGTTGAGCGCGGTAATGCGTGGGCTACGCCCGACAAGCTGCATGATTACAGCGGCTTCTTGCAGATCAGCCAAGGCTATATTGATTGGCTACAAGCGTCATTCGACGCACAGGATCAGGACAATATGCGAATGAACTGGAAAGGCTTTGTCGCCGACTCAAGTGCGGGCGCGAAGTTTCTTAAAGTGCAAGATGCGTGGATTTCAAAGCAGCCTACGCTTAAGCAGTTTGTCGATGGCGGTGGCAGTAATGCGCCAAGAGCAGCAGCCCCAAAGCCAGCTCAAGCACCCGTGGCAGAGATGCCAGATGACGATATCCCCTTTTAAAGAGACTGATTGATGGCACTTAAACTTACGCGCAATGCAGGGTCAATCGTCTATGGCGGCTACACCCTTAACCCTGATGACCTTGAGAGATCTTATGATCATCGGCTCTTGGTGAGATCGGTCAAAGACAGCAGTGACCGAAACGCTGTTGTACATCTGTCTATCCGCAACGGTGGGGTTGAAGAACACCTGTTGCAGGTTGACGGTGAGGGCTTGGAGCTTGCAGGGGATATTAATGTAACGCTTGAGAATGTCAGAAATTATGTTGTTCGGGAGACCCCGTTTTGTCGGGAGTGTCAGACGGGTGGTGATCAGCAAAAGGTAATACCTCAAGCATCGTTTGCGTTCACAGCCCCTCGCGAGTATCGGATTATTCGGGATGACGTAGTCAAGAAAGTGTAACACTCTCGACCAAGTAGGGACGTCATGCCCTTAGTTATTGGCCCAGTCTGGCTCACTGGGGGTCGAAACGAGCCGCTTAACTACCACTAACAAAAATAGAAAGGGAAAGTTAATGAATACTGAGGATTTGATAAAGAAAGAATGGGATGAAAAAAGTTCAGTAGTCGTGTGGAGCGAGACACTTCAGACCGTGAGCGGGTGCCGCGTGGCGATGCTCAATATGGATTCGTACATGCTGCATGAAGGCTACACCTATGTTGCGATGATCGATTACGGAAATGAAGTGGGAGTAGAGACATATAACGAGGCGGGTGAGTGGAATGTTGGTGTACTTCACCCGATGAATATCATCAAAAAAGGTGATGTAACCTAGACAGTTGATTTGCGAAAGCGTTTTGGTAAGATACAAGGGCTTCTGTGGAGAAGTTGTCGGCTCAAATGGAGATACACAATGAGCGATAAAACAGTTAAAGAAGTAGCACTAGAGTACTTAAGTGAACCGACTAAGTTTGGCAGGGCGAAGAATTCAAATGCCCATGCATGCTTAGAGTGGATGTACCAGAAACGACCCGCAACCATTTTGATTGACGGTCGAACTAAGCCTTGTCCGTATGGGCCAAAGAACAGCCTGAAGCCCCACACCGTGGTGTCGATGGATGAAACCTCAGGAATATTTGAGGGAATGGCTATGCGGGATGTGTCAAACATCCATGTTACACAGATAAGGAAGGCTCTGCGCAACTATAAGGGTCTGAGTAATGACGGGATTAATACTTACCTTGTCTACCTTCGGCGGATCATTAATTATGCTGAAACGGATTGTTGTGTAGATTTTGTTAGGCGGCCTAAGATTGAGATACTGCCTACCAAGGGCCGGACATATGCCTTAACCCCTAAGATTTTTGAGGCATGGATTCGTTTTTTAGATCCGTTACGGGCTGATCTGGTTCGATTTGGCGTTGCAACAGGCCAGCGCAAGGCCAATGTTAACGGTCTGAAGTGGTGTTGGACGAATCGGGATTTGAGCCGCATTGTTATTCCGGCGGAGGAGACGAAGAATAACACTGAGTTCTCAATGTACCTTAACAAGGCTGCAACAGAGGTGCTTAAAAAGCGGAGGCTTGAGCGTAAGCAGATGCTGGAGAGATACCCTGCCCTGAAAATTGAACATGTATTTTTTCAGGCAGACGTAAGGCATCGAGGTAAGCCGATGGCGGATGGATCGATTAATGGGACGATGTGGGAACGAAGCATTAGAATGTACAACAAAAATGTGGAATATCTTGCAGAGAAACAGGGTCGTGAAGTGGATGTTGAGAAGCTTATTCCGAAGGGAAGTTTGGTGTTTCACTCCTGTCGGCACACGTTTGGGACATGGCTAAAAAACGCGGGACATGATGCGAAGGATATTGCGGACTTTGGTGGCTGGAAGAGTACTAAATCCTGTGAGAGATATATCCAGAAAGATGATAAGCGGATGAGAAAAATTGGCTCGTCAATAGACAATTTCTTGTAACCCGCAACCTTTCCATTAATGTGTAATAGCACCACACAGGGGGCTGAAAAAAAGTCAGGACAACAACCTGAAAGAGGTTGCGCTTTGACCCCCTATAACCTATTGATTTATAAGGTAAAAATATTGGAGCGGGAAACGAGGTTCGAACTCGCGACCCCAACCTTGGCAAGGTTTTAATGGCCATTTCCTTATAAATCAATGACTTACCGCTGACTTTTCCACAGAACAGTTTTAAGGCGGAGCATAACCTTTCGGAGATTTATGATGAAAACCACTTTTAAAGATACGATTTATGAAGGCACTAGAAGAGTTTTAAACTGGCAGATGCAGATCACAGTTGATGCACTTGAGCTGGTATTTGTCTCTATTATCCTGCTGGGGTTAGCGTTCTTTTTTTAATCCGGCCACTTTTTCCCCCTCTTGGCCGGTCATTGACCGGTCTTTTTTTGGCTAAACTATTCCGAAGAACCTGAACGCTACATACATAGCAACCGGCAAAATGACAAGCCCACCAGTCCCCCACAATAAGCAAGTCCAAAGCAATGCGAAAGTATCAGCTCTGCGCCTCGCCTTAATGGCCGCAGCTCTTTCTCTGTTCTTGCGACACTCCACTTGATATGCCTGCCAGTCCGAAAACATATCTGGTCGGCCCGCATAAATCATCCATTCACGCAACCAAGCCTCGTCAGCCTTAATTTTCTCTAGCGCCATAAAATTTTGCAGCTCATTTTTAGAGCCACCCTTCTTTGCTTTTTTTGCTATCACCGACTTACCGTTAAAGAATGTAGCCGCCTGATCTGCAACGTCATACAGCTCTTTGCCGTTAGCTAAAGCTCCCTTAATGACCTGAAAAGCTGCTGAACAAGCGGCTATCTCCGCCAGCATCAGGAATGTACCGTTGAGTTGCGTGTTGCGTACTGCGGAATACAGTAAGCCATGACTGGAGTTGAGTATCGGTGTCGAGTGCCTTGCATCCTTAACTTCTCTGCGAACCACTGACATCGATTAAGATCCTGCCAAAGGCTAACGTCCTTGGCAGGCTCTCCGCTGACAATCACTATGAGTGCAAAGACTAGC